ACAACATTTAAAGTATTACCAGACTTAGTTAAACCATCACCAGCAGTAATTTGACCAGCACCAGAGAACTGACTAAACGTAATCGCTGTAGTACCGATTGTAATCGCTGTATTTGTGGAGATTACATAACCATTGTCAGCCTGAGTATTACCCTGCTCAACGAAGAAGAAAGTGCCTGGAGAAACTTCAGTGCCTGGACTATTATCAAAGTCAGTGGCACGAGTAAGAACCCAGTTTGTAGAAATTGTACCAACTGTTGTAACAGTATAAACACCATTCTGAGCACCAGATGCTTGGTCTTTAATAAGAACACGATCGCCAGATGAAAGAGCAATACCATCAAGAGTAAGTGCAGCCTGAGTACCAGCGTTAGTTAATGTAGCACCAACTCCAGAAGATCCATTTGAATAAGTAACTGTTAGAGCAGCAGTAGTTGCCGCAACGACCGATGCTTTAACATCAAGACCATTGGACATTGAGTCAACATATGCCTTAGTGGCAGCGTCTTGTGCCTGAGTAGGTTCAGCAACAGAAGTAATTCTCTTTGACGCAACGTCAACTGTACCAGTACCAGTTGGAACTAAGTTAACGCTATTATTGCCAGCAGCAGCATTAATAGTCATATTGCCAGAAGTGGCAGTAATACTTGTTGCAGTTGCAGCACCAAGAACTGGAGTAACTAGAGTTGGGGTATTAGCAAATACTAGAGCACCAGTACCAGTCTCATCAGAGATAACACCAGCAAGTTCTGAAGAAGAAGTTGCAGCAAATACACTTAGTTTGTTTGCCACATAAGCAACAGTACCACCAGCACCGAATGCCACAGAAGAAGTATCTGTACCAGTGAAAGTTAGTGTATTGCTTGCAGTAAGAGTTTTACCGTCAGCAATAGTTAAAGTAGAACCAGTTGCTGGAGCAGTAATTGCTACTTTGTTAATACTTGTGGCAGTAGCAACACCTAATACTGGAGTTACAAGAGTTGGAGTATTAGAGAATACAACAACACCAGTACCAGTTTCATCAGTAATTGCAGCAGCTAACTGAGCAGAAGTAGCAACTAAAGTGTTGCTAGTTAAGTTAATTGTTTTATTAGTTAATGTGTCAGTAGTTGCTTTACCAACTAATGTATCAGTTGCAGCTGGTAGAGTTAATGAGTTCGAACCAGCAATTGCAGTGGCAAGAACAGTAATTGTACCAGAAGTAGAACCATTGAACGTAGCACCAGCAGATCCAATAGTTGGAGTAGTTAATGTTGGACTAGTTAAAGTCTTATTAGTAAGAGTCTGAGTACCAGTTAATGTGGCAACTGTAGAATCAATATCAAAAGTTACGCTAGTCGCAGCACCAACTGCAGAAACAGCAGAGGTAATACCAGTACCACCAACAAAGGTAATTGTATCTGTACCAAGAGCAACAGAATCAGTACCAGTGTCGCCAGCGATAGCGAGAGTTGTTGAGATACTTGCCGTGGAAGCTGCAGTTAAACGACCTTGCGCATCAACAGTGAATGTTGGGATTGCAGTGGCAGAACCATAACTACCTGCAGTTACTGCAGTGTTAATTAAAGAAATAGTAGAAGTGTTACCACCATCATTGTTGGTAACAAGAATCTGACTTGCAGTACCAGTTACCGCACCACCAACTGTATCATAGATAAACTCAGCAAGAGTATCTGTTGTACCATTAATGTATGGATTGTTAAGAACTAACTTACCAGTACCATTTGGCGTAAGAACAATATTACCATTGGTATCAGTAGAAGAGATTGTGTTGCCATCTAAATCTAGATTATCAACTTTTAAATTATTTAATTTACTTGACGCATCGGCAATAAGAGCAGATGACGCAGTTAGCGTACCTGGAGTATGATCCAGCATGTCGGTGAAGTATTTACCACCGATCACAAAGTGGTTAGCAGCATTACCAGATGTTTCTGTACCTATACCAATGTATAGGCGATCACCACCATTTGATCCGTTATCAGTTAATGCTGAGTAGGCTAATTCTCCAGCACCAAGCGTTGCTGGATTGCCAGATACTGACGATCTTTTTATTCTAATTATTGATGCCATCTTTTAATCTCCGTTAAAATTCTCCGCCTTCCATGTTCTGCGCATCTAGCGTAGTCGTAGAAGTCCACTTGTTAGTGTTTGTTTTGTATACTAATACTGCCCCATTATTAAGTGTTGTCGTATCTACATTACCAATCGCTGAAAGAGAATCAACTGATTGAGGATTAGACAAAGAACTACTTGTTATAATAGTCGTGCCACCTGTACTTGTTGTAGCAGTGATTACCGACTGGGTTGGATCATCTACAACTGCAATTATTTCTGCCATGATTAAGTCTGCGTTATTTCTGGGGTTACTATAACAATACCTTCCAAGATTCGTGTTTTTGCCGATGTAGATGTATTTGTGATTTCTATGTCATAAAGATATCTACCTGCTGGAATCGCAGAAGTTTGTGTCGATGTTAGTTGTAATCTAACCTTACCAGTTACAGCGTCATAAACGCTTGCGGTAAATGTATAATAAGTGGAAGAACCATAAGACTTTCTCATTTGAGAAGCGATGGTGTATCCAGATAAATCTAAGGCTGAGCCTGTGGCTGACGCTACAGTGATAATATTACTGTATGTCGAACCTTGATCTATGTATAAATTTGCTATCGATGCCACAGAATTCTCCCGTTCTACTCTTTATTTATCGTTTTCACTACTGCAAAAAGAAAACCCCACTTCTGTGTGGGGTTTTGTCTACTAAAGTAGATCGGGCTTCACAGAAGCGTATTTATACAAATAAAGCAATTATGCTTCTGGTTGAGTTAACGATAGATCCCATGAACCTGTAGTTTCATTCCACTCGTATAATTTACCATCTGTTGGATAATCAACTGGTGCTTTCCAATTACAAGTTTCTTCATCAAGAAGCCATGAAGTATAACCATTTGGTTTTGGTGGAATAAATGCGTTTAAATCAGCATCGAATTTAAAACCAATACCAGCATAATGTTTGCGAAAATTAGCATTATAGCTGGTTTGTTTCCAAACACCACCTAGTAATTTTTCGCAGAATGCTGCTCCGATATGTTCTTTTTCAACACCAACAGCATCGCAGGTGTCTTCATTTGCTACAACGATTACCTGAGTAACGATGTTGTTTGCGTCTAGTTTTGCAAAATGTGCCATTGTTTTAATCTCCTAAATTAAGGGCAGTTAATTCTAATTCGTCCCCAAGATTTCCCTTGAGGAATGTGTTAAATGCTAAACTTGTTCTTCTAGTTCTATTCTCACTACTTTCAACAGTCGCAACCATATGCGTTAAATTTGATGGAAATAACATCAAAGTACAAGTTTTTACTTCAAGCCACCAAGAGTCTGAGTTATATAGGTTAAACTCTTTAGATGGTATTTTAATCTGTTTATATTTTTCATTATAGAAAAATATTTTATCAAATTTTATATCTGCTTCAATATATAAAACCCCAGATATAATAGAGTTTGGATGTTCATGCTTATGATGATACTGTCCTGGCTCCGTATAATTAACCCATGATTGGGTTATATAAGGTTTTACATCATACTTCGGTTGATGAACAAGTTGAAAATATTCATTTACACTTGCATCACAAAATTCTTTAATATTTGATAAACATTCTTGTTTAAGAATATAATTATCAATACTCGTTATATTGCCCATATTTGTACGAGTTTCCCGAGTAGTTAAAAATTTAACTTCATCTTCAGTAAAACCCTTATCATATGTAAACTGAGCAACAGCAGTTGGGAATAAATGATTTACTATCATCTATTGTCCTGACTAAATCTTTCATACTGTTCGTCAGTCCAAATAGTATCGATTGAATCCTCAAACGCTTTAATCTTTTCCATTGTTTCAGAAACCTCTTCCCATGTAGGACATGGTCTTGGATCTTCCCAATTTGAAATATGACTATTGCTAATTTCCCACTTTGCACCTGGACGCAATAAATGCATCGCAGTGTCTACACCATACATCTGATAAATTTTCTTTCTCATACAATCCTCTTATAATAAAGAATAATAAGTTTAACCAACGCTATTATTTAGTAGATAATAATAGCGTTGTTTGGCATCAAGTCCATTTAAGAATAACGACTCCAGATCCACCAGCACCAACCAATCCAGTTGAACTACCATTAAATGCGCCACTAGCTCCACCGCCAGTATTTGCTGGTGATGCAGCGTCACCAGTACCACCACCACCTAGACCACCAGTACCATTACCGCCATCTCCTGCTCCACCACCACCACCAGCATAATATGTAGATGTTCCAGTAATAGAATTTGCAATTCCAACACCACCAGTACCGCCAATATTTGAAGAAGTAGTTCCACCAGCACCGCCAGCACCTCCACCACCACCACAACCACCTACTGGTCCTCTACCAGTTCCACCATTATTACCCTGAGATGGACTTGTTGATGGTGTATTTCCAGCACCGCCAGCAGTTCCATAAGAATTACCGCCACCACCAGAACCACCAGATGCGCCAGCACCACCAGATTCTCTACCAGCACCATAACCACCACCAGTAGATGTAATTCCATTAAAAGAGGAATTGCTACCACTTGTTGGACTAATGCTATATGTCCCAGTTAAACCACCAGCGCCAACTACGATAGTATATGATGTTCCTGGGGTAACTGACATACCACTTCCAGCACGATACCCACCAGCACCACCTCCACCAGTTTTGTTAGAGTTATATGTTCCACCACCTCCACCACCAGCTACAACTACGTATTCAACAGTTGATACATTAGTTGGTGCTTGCCATATACCAGATGAATAGAATACTGCTACTTTATTTGATGTTGGGATTAAATAAGAAATACCAACAATACCAGATCCGCCAGCACCACCAGCAGAAACGCTATTACCAGGAGCTGATAAAGATCCACCACCACCGCCAGATCCACGATTAGTAGTTCCGTCAGTACCAGCACTTGGATGAAAACCACCAGCACCACCGCCACCAGAACCTCCAGCACCAGCAGTTGAATATTGAGCTGGATATGGAGTTCCAGCAGCACCACCGCCACCAGCGTATATTACAGAGGTTCCAGAAATATTTGAGGCTAATCCATCACCACCACCGCCAGCTACAGATGCATTCCAAGTTCTTCCTGGTTGTCCTGCACCGCCACCTCCACCGCCACCGTATGAATAACCTGAATTACCATCTCCACCACGATTACCCTGACCAGCAGTTCCATTAGCACCAGTGGAAACATCAGTACCACCGCCACCGCCACCAGAACCACCGACATCTGGTGCTACACCAGATGTCTGTCCAGATTTACCACCAGCAACAGCAGTTAATCCATTAAAAGTAGAATTAGATCCTGGACCAGCATTTTGCGATGGCCAAATCCATTTTTGCCCACCAGCACCAACTACGATTGAGTAAGATGTTCCAGCAGTAACTGATAAAGCAGAACCAGTTAACATACCACCAGCACCACCACCACCTACCTGACCACCACCGCCACCAGCAACTATTAGGTAGTTTACGGATGATACACCAGTTGGAGCAGTCCAAGAACCAGAAGCTGTAAATTCATTGTATACATATTGGAAACCAGTTGGAGCAAGAGAGAATGTTCCAGTACCATTGAATGTATGAATTGTATAAGAACCACTGGTAGTCTTACTACCACCAATGGCTGAAATTCCTGAAGCAGTTAAGTATCGAATAATTACGACACCAGAACCACCATAACCACCACGTGGTGCAGCTGAACCATATCCACCACCGCCACCACCACTGCCAGTGTTTGCTGTGCCATCACCACCATTCGATACACCAGAAGCTGTGGCACCGCCAGCACCGCCACCACCAGTTCCACCAGCACCACCAGTACCACCGTAATATGTTCCACCGCCACCGCCACCAGCACGTGTTACACTTGTTCCTGTTATTGAAGATGCTGCACCAGCACCGCCAGCACCACCAGCACTAGATGTTCCATTACTACCAACACCGCCAGCACCGCCACCGCCACCAGAACCATAGTTTGGTGAAGTCGCACCTAATGAATTTCCACTATTATTACCTTGAGATGGAGAAGTGCTTGGAGTATTGCCATTCATCGCAACACTATTGTAGCCCATAGAACCTGCAGAGCCACCAACAAAGTTTGCGAGAGCTGGATCAGATATGTTAGTTGATCCAGAACCCTGTCCACCTCCAGTAGATGTAATTCCATTGAAGGAAGAATTTGAACCAGCACTACCAGCTGGGTAACCAGTTGGACCTTGTCCACTACCACCAGCACCAACTACAACAGCATATTCGGTGCCATTTTGCAACGTCATGCCAGTACCAGTTCTATATCCACCAGCACCACCAGCACCATTGGTATAAGCACCGCCACCACCACCAGCAATAACTAGGTATTCAACTACAGGCATAGTTGGCCATAGACTACCTTGGTTGTATTGAAGTTGAGATTTTAATCTCCACATACCACCTGCAACTCCATTAACACCACCAGTTGGTGTTGTTGGATTTTTTGTAATTATTCCGCCAATATAGTCCACATTAACTCCACTTTAAAATTACTATGCCAGATCCACCACTTCTACCAACGACGTTGGAGTCTGCTACACCGCCTCCACCACCGCCAGTACCATATGCACCATCTGTGGCACCCTGAATTCCAGTTTGTCCTAAACCTACGCTAGAACCCTGTCCACCGCCACCAGCACCACCAAAGGCAACTGTACCAGTATTTTCGATAGAACCACCACCGCCACCAGCGTAGTAAACTGTAGAACCAGTAATTGTAGATGTTGCACCATCACCTCCGCCACCAGCATTTGATGTAGAAGCAGAACCACCAGCAGAACCAGCGCCACCGCCACCAGAAGCGTTAAATCCTGGACCAGAAAAGTTTTGTGATCCACCAGCATTACCCTGAGATGGAGTAGTTGAAGGGGTATTACCATTACCACCAGTGCCCACGCCACCTCCTGGACCATATCCAGCACCACCGCCAGATCCACCAGCTGCACCATTTCGACTATTTTCTCCACCACCGCCACCACCGCCAGCAGCAGAAATACCATTGAAGGATGATGCTCCACCATTACTTCCAACAGTATTTACGACAGCACCGCCACCAGCACCAACTACGATTGAGTAAGATGTTCCAGCAGTAATTGATAGACCAGTACCAGTGCGCATACCACCAGCACCACCGCCACCGCCATTGTTTGAACCACCAGCACCACCACCACCTACAATTAAGTATTGTACTTGGGTTGCGCCAGCGGGAGCAGTCCAGTTTGTTGAGGCATAAAATGCTTTAATATTTGTTGTTGGTCTTAGGTATCCTAGAACTACTATTCCAGATCCACCAGATCCACCTAAGTAGCCACCATTACCACCAGAACCACCGCCACCACCGCCAGTGTTTGCAATACCAGAATCAGCGTTGCCAGTGTTAGGGGCACCATTACCACCACCACCAATACCACCAAAGCCATAGCTACCTTGGTTGTGATAACCACCGCCACCGCCACCACCGAGAACTCGGCTTAGACCACCAACAACTACAGTTTGTCCACGACCACCATTAGTTGGAGTACCTGGAGATCCTGGAAGAGCATCAATACCTTGACCACCAGTGCCACCGCCACCACATCCACCAATCATGTTATGTGGAGCAGTTGTTCCTCCACCACGATTACCCTGAGATGGAGTCACGCTTGGAACATTTCCAGAACCTCCTGGAGATCCAGTTCCTGTATTTACAGCAAGACCAGATCCACCACCGCATCCACCATCACGTCCAGGTTTTCCTGGATCACTATGAGTACCACCGCCACCACCACCAGCAGAAGAAATTCCGTTAAATGTACTGGCAGATCCATCTCCACCCTGTGCACCTGTAGTTGCAATGGTTGGGTTCGTTCCACCAGCACCAACAGTAACTGTATAAGGAGATCCAGCAGTTACTGCTAGACCAGTACCAAAACGCAGACCACCAGCACCGCCACCGCCTGCATGACGAGAGCCACCAGCACCGCCACCAGCCTGAATGGCATAATCTACAGAAGTAACCCCAGTTGGAGCAGTCCAAGGACCAGTACTTGTGAATGTTTCAGATGCCCACACATAACCTTCTGGAGCAAGTGAAAATATGCCAGAAGATTGAAAAGAATGTATTGTGTAATTACCATTTTGAGAAATTATACCACCAGTGGCATTTAAAGTTCCAGTAATATATCTAATGATAACAGTACCAGATGCGCCATTACTACCAGCAGCACTAGACCCACTACCACCACCACCACCACCAGTACTTGCTGTTGCATTAATAGCATTGTTAGATCCCAAAGCACCATTAGCACCACCGCCAGCACCACCAGCACCTACAGTAGATGGAGAATTACCTACACCACCACCACCACCGCCAGCATAAGTTATAGTTGAACCAGTAAGTGTAGAAGATGTTCCAACACCGCCATTGCCAGCGACTCCAGAACTTGCTGGTCCACCAGTTCCACCAGCACCGCCACCGCCACCACCAGCATTAGTTGTTGCGCTACCCTGATCACTTCCCTGACTACCGTTATTACCTTGAGATGGAGAAGTGCTTGGAGTATTGCCAGAACCAGCAGCACCAGCTCCAGCATTTAATCCACCACCACCACCAGATCCGCCAGATCTACCGTCTCTATTTGGGTTTGCAAGTGAACTACCACCACCGCCACCACCTCCAGTAGATGTAATTCCATTAAAAGAAGAATCACCACCATTTGAACCAAAGTAACCAGTGTTTGATGACACATATGAACCAGCACTTCCACCACCACCTACAATAACAGCATAAGATGTGCCTGGAATAAGTAACACGTTACTTCCAGTTCTATATCCTCCTCCACCGCCACCACCAGAATATGCAGAACCACCGCCACCACCGCCAGCAACTACTAGGTAATCAACTACTGTTAATAGTGGCCATGCGCCCGCAGCGTTATATTGTGCCTGACGTTCAAGCGTCCAACGTCCAGTTGCTCCAGTAACTGCCACTGTTGGAGCAGTTACGGACTTTAGATGTCCAGGGAATTGAAAAATTGCCATTCTTGACCTTTACCAACCAATATTGAAGAAAAACAAAAATTAACTAATCTCGTCCCATGAAGCCATGAAAGTTAGATAATTACTAGTACCCGCAGTAATACCAAGAGAGGTATTTTCTAATAGGTTAATTGAAGTTGTTTTATCAATAATAATAAGTGTTGAATTTGCAGGTACTGAAATAGTAGATGCAATGGGATAAGATGTGCCACCTAGAGAAGCAGCATTATGGTAAGTAACTGTAACAGTAGCAGCGGCAGATCCGTTTGTATTTGCCACTACCAAGCTACCTACTTTGAATACTTTACCAGATGAAGCAGCATTACTTGCCACAGAAGTCTCAGATGTAGATGATAGATTACCAGCCGATGCGTTGGCGTTAATCGTTGCTACGCTAACAATGTTTGGGTTTGCCATTTAAATTTCTCCTTAGAATCCGAATACTAGTGCCATGGCGATGGCTTTACCAGTTGATGCATATGTTGGGGTAGTCCAGCTAGGTGCTGAAGTACCATTTGATTGTAGAAGCTGGCCAGATGAACCAACTGCCGAGAATGCCATTGCAGACGCAGTAGAATAAACTACGGCACCAGCATCTGCAGTTAATGTTGCATTAGTACCACCGTAAGGAAGACCTATATCAGTTGCTTGCCATGTGCCAGTACCAATAGTACCAACAGAAGTCAAACTACTTAGGGTAGCTACAGCAGTTGTGGCCAAAGTACCAGAAGTAGGAAGCGTTACAGAAGTCGAACCAGTTGCGGTAAGCGTAACGCTAAATGCACCAGCAGTAATTAATGACGCACCATCAGCAATAGTCAACGTAGCTGAAGTAGCTGGAGCAGTAATTGCTACCTTATTGATAGATGTGGCAGTAGCAACACCTAGAGTTGGGGTTGTTAGCGAAGGGCTAGATGCAAGAACTACACTACCAGAACCAGTCGTGGCAGTTACGCTAAGAGTACCATCACTACCAGAAGTAGTAACGATACCATTGGAAGTCAAACTTCCAAGTTTCTTATTAGTAAGAGATTCAGCACCAGCAAGGGTTGCCAATGTACCAGTTGTCGGTAGGGTAAGGGCAGTAGTAGCACTTACTGTAAGGGTAGTACCATATGCACCACTAATGGTTAAAGTACTGGCAGCATTATTCGCTACGCCAGTACCACCTTTAGCAGCACCGATAACTGTGCCAGACCAAGTACCAGTGGTTATCGTACCCAAAGTTACGATAGACGTACCACCAGTTAAACTGTTCATCGCACCAGCGTAAGTCGACTCTATCTTATCAGTATTTAAATTACTAAAGTTATTATCGACTTCCGTGTTTGTTAACGGAGATCCTTTAGTGGCTCTTAAGGTTATTGTTGACATTTTTCCTTATCCTTTTATGCGATCTTTAAGTAATGCAGTCAGCATTTGTTTGATTTCACTCAAATCTTCTTTTATGTTATTAATTTCTTGTGCCTGATGCACTAATTGCTCTTTATCAGACATTAAAGACTCTTTTCTACGTAGATAATTATCATAATCTGTCCTACTAGTATTTAGGATTGCCATTGTGGCAGGATCCCTCACCAGATCAGAATTACCCTCAACTTTTAAATAATTTCCCATTATGCGCAGGCAATAATTCTCAAGTCTTTAACACGTGGTACAGCCGAACTATTAGTGGATTGAAGAACAATCTTAACAGAAATGGCGTCAAACGGAACTAGGTTATCTTCCGAGTAGTCTACATCGTAGAAAGTTCCATCACCATTCTGAACTTTTCTAATCGCAACATCTGGAGAAGAAATAGTCCAATTTACTTGTTCTAAATCACGAGTTGCACCAACTGGATTAGTCTTGTAGTAAACCAATACGTTGGCTTCTGCAGGACAGTTAGTTGACAATCTAATTCTAAAGAAGTTAGATGGGTTTTCTAGTTTGATGGCTTTGGAGATGTATTTGTTAATAGAAGAACTTCCAGTAGGAGCGATCTCATCAACAAACAGATTTCTCAACTTAACAGTAGTTCCATTTACAGCAGATTCTGCAGTAACAGCAGTTGGACGATCAATTGTAACAGTTCCAGTTGTAGAACCATCACCAACAAAACCAGTAACTAGGTAAGTACCATTGTTACCAGCAGTTGTAGAACCAGAGATAGTGATGTACTTACCAACAGAGATTGTCTGCATCAAACCAGCCACACTAGAATTAGAAGTAGTAATAGTGCTTGATTTACCAGCATATGCCAGTGTTGCAGTACCATCTAGCTGAATACCAGAAGTAAATATTGGAGCCGAAGTTCCAGTAGTACCAGCAATAGTGACAGTGTAAAGATTACCAAGATAGTGAACCTGATCACCAGCAGACTTAGAAGTGCTTGCTGCCCATGCAGAACCTACGTTAGCGAAACTAAATGCACCAGTTACGCCAGTAAACACAGTACGATTGTCAATCTCCGCCACGTTGATATTGTCCTCACGTGGAGTATTAATCTTATTAGAGATTGTGATCAGTGATGTACGATGAGTATCAATAATAGGTGATAGTGAACTATTAGATGAAGATATTGTAGCCTGTAAGAACGCAGTCTTAGAATTTACAAACTCATCTTCATTTACAGTTGAAGCAATAACTGCTGGTTTGTATAGGTAGTTACTATCATTTGGAATTACACCGTAGTACTCACCTAAATCGTATGCAGTTTCTGATCCATCAACTGATTTACCAGAAGTATTCTTGAATTGATATTGGCATGTAGTCTCAGAGAAGTTCTGAGATTGAATACTTGGCTGAACAATATCATATATTACGTTATGTCCAGCACGAACTGTTTCACCGCCAGCATAACCACTAGTGTTAGCATTTGTTGATGTAGTTATTACATAAGAATCTAAATCAACATCAGAAATAGTATGAGTAACGGCAGCACCAAGAGTGTCTTTATAAATCTCTGTAATTGGAATTCCATTAACTGGATCTGCAAATTTATAAGCAACACCAGTACTTATAGTTACAGAAGCGTTGTTTCTCAATACTAATGAAGTGTCGTTTATAACACCATCAACAATACCAATACACTTACCATCACTGGCACGGAATAGTGCGCAACCAGTAACTGTAAAGTCATCAATAAACAATGTGCTTACACCAGTAACAGCAGTGCTTGAAGTAGAGCAAGTAATAGTACCACCAGAAGATGCAACACCAGTATAAACAGTAGTATCTACGTTATCAAACTCAACTTTAGAGTTTACAAACATACCATGCTCGCGATGCCATACACGGACTTTGTTAGTTCCTGAAACAGTTTCGAATGGATCGATATCGATAATCTTAACTGGTAGAACATCATTAGTAAATACAACTTCACCAGTCACTTGTGTATCAAAATTAGCACGATAAACTGTAAACTTCAAATCTTGATCTTGGTTTGCTGTCCAAGTAGAAGCATTTTGTGACTTGAATAGAACACCAGCATAAGGTTGTTCAGAGATAGTTCTTGCAGAAGCAGGAATCTGATCACCCATCTGACTAATCCAAACTTGGTAGTTATTTGAATCAGATGCTAGAACGATACAATACTCTTGACCATCCTGAACATAAACAGGAGATGGGAAAGTGAAAGTAGTTGGAGTGTCGTACTTAGGATATGAAGCACCAGAACCATCAGTCATCGTTACGTTTGTTGCAGATAGGTTAACCTGATGTGAGTTCAAAGTTACCTCAGAGAAAGGTAGAATCCTTTTACCTGGATATCCGTTTACAACTTCACGAATCTGAAGTGTAACTGGTAGGTTAGCATCTTTAGTAGCAAAGAAGATATCAACTTTACTTAAGAACGCACCACCCTTATTCTGAACAAGGAAAGTCTGAGCCAATGGGTCATACCAACCAGTGTCACGTTCAACACGTTCGATGGTTCTAGTAATAGTGTCATTCTCATTAACAATCTCTTGAATAATATGAGCATTACGGATAGAGTTAACTGTCTGCTGACGAGTTTCTACAATACCTTTAGCTTCATATTGAACTTTAGCAGAGGAAGATTGTTGACCATTTACAGTGCTTACATCAAGCAACTTAAATTCACGAGTACCAGTGCGGAATCTTAATGCATCGCTATCTGGGATAAAGAAGATAAAGTTTAAATCACCAATAGAGTTAGTTACAAGAGCACCACCCTGAGATCTATTTGTTTCTTTAACAGTTAAAGTTGCAGTTGCGCCAGATATTGAGCCAGAGATAGATTCATTTGTAGTGAAAATACCTTTAATATTCATAACATGAAGTTTACGAATATTATTTTCTTCATCATATGACTTACCAACAACTACAGCAGTGGCAGCAGAAGATGCACCAGTAATTACGTCACCTACGTTTAGGCACATATTACCACCATTATCTGCTTTGAACACACCAGAAGTTTCTACAATGACACGTGCATTTTCTGAGGCCAATGAACCAGAGTTCTTTGCAGTTTCAAAATCAGTTGCAGTGGCAGATGGTAGTGTATAAGTAAACACTGAAGATGGAGTGCAATATGAACCAACTCCGATATTATCAAAGTATGGATAGAATGTTGTATTTGGTTTTAATTTTTTAACCTGAACTAGAATATTACGACTGCGGATATAAGGAATCAGCGCAGTAGAAACTACTTTGTCATCAACGATCTGTCGTTCGAATTGAACAGCTAGAGTTGACTTAACACCAGTTCTAGATCTAGTACCAGTTTGTGCAGATTGAGAAACAAAAACCTGACGAGCAGGAGCACCTCGCTCACCACCGAAACGTCTAACGAATTCGTCTACGTTAATATAAGTAGCACCTTCTTCAAGAGCACGTTGGTTCGCCCAGTTATCACCAGAAGTATACTGAATCAAAGATCCACCAACTGGAACTGGTTGACCAATCCAGTTTACTTGCCATGAGTTCCAAATAGTACCGAGGATACCAGCCTGTGTTGCAAGAGCAGCAATAGTATTAAAACTACCTTCTACGTTACGAACGATGTCTGGTGCACGTTTAGTTTCAAACCAATCATCTGAAGATGGGTTTAAACGAACATCACCAAGGAATGTAAAGATTGCAAATGGGTTAATATTTTCTAAACGAGAAGCGTATTGTTGAGTTACTAGAGGAACATGTGGTGTGCTAGAGTTTAATGGTAGGGTAATTACATCACCATAAACTTTATAACCAGCAGTAGTTCGATCACCATCGTTTGATAAACTTTCAATTAAGTTTACGTTTTCCATTACATAGAATGGACGCAACTCACCACGCTCACTATCGATAGAGCAGAGATAGTCTGGGGATAATACGTTACCTACATTATGTCCAGTGAAAGCATCAACAATAAAACCATTCTTGAAACGATCTAAACCATTTGCGTCAACGATTGATAGACTTTTTGTTTCTTGCTCTAATAATGAAAGGGAAGTGTAGTATTCTAGATTGTCAATACGCTTTTCTAGTTTACCAATATCACGCATTGTATAACGACGATTATCAACCTGATCGATTAAAATATTTGCGTTTGATGTACCGAAAGTATATGGCTCAAGTGTTAGTTTATAAAGAACCATACCCAATGCTGGGTCTATTGGTTCACCAGGAACTAATGCAGAAACACCAGCAATGTTGAAGAATGTACCGCTTGAATCAATAGCGATTTTATCTTTACGGGATAGGTAATAAGAATAATCTACAGTAACATCTTGACCACGTTTTGGATGCATACTAAACGATGATCCAGAACCAGCAAAGGTAGTTCCAGCATCATTAATGCGTGGACGGAAATCTAATACATCACGTAGAGATACGCTATTATATGAAGGGATATCTACCAACTTAACAGTTGCTGGATATGAGTTAATTGTAAAGTAGTCACCAGATGAATGTGTAAAGAACTCAAATGTAACTGAGATTGGAGCAGAAGGTGGTGAATATGAATGTTTTAAAATCAATCGACCAAGATCATAGTGAGTATCACGCTGACCATTATCAAAGTCGTAACGATCATAGATACTAATATCATAGTTACCAGTAGCTGATGCGAATGTACCAGTATCCATCATAATAGATTTGATACGCAGAACGTCTGCCTTACCTAATGATAATATAGCTTTAGCTGCTGCAGTCTGAGTAGTATAAGTCTGAGTTACAGTTTGTAATGTCTTAGTCTTCTCTCCACCATCAGAACCAACTTTTTTAATCGTTGCCATAACAACAAAGTTGGAAGAAGCGTAAGTATCTGGGAGAGTAAATGTAATAGAAGAAGATCCACCAGCACTAATAGATGTTGGTTGAACAACTGTACCACCAGAACCTGCATCATACCAAACTACAATATAGTTATCGTTTTCACTAGATTCAGCAAATACACCAGCAGTAGTGTTAATAGTAAGCATACAAGAACCACCAGAACCAGAACCAGAAGTTCCAGAAAGATATTGCATACCATAGTAAATAATTTGTTTAGCTGAGTTTGCATCACGAACTGAACGAATAGCATAGTTTGGTAGTGGGTAGATTAACTTATTGCTCTGTGGTTCTTGAACTTTAGATTTAATAAGTTTGATAATACCACCATCAACTGTTACTGCAGTGTCAACAGTAATCTGTTGATTATTTGTAATTGCAGTAACTCTACGACGCACATCACCAGTAGTGGTATTGAGGAAAATAAAGTCACCAACCTTAAGTGCTGGGCTAGTAGTTGTGCCACCAGAGAACGCAGTTCCAATACCATAGATGGTAGTAGATGATCCACGAGTTCCTGGATAACTGGTATAAGTTGTTGCTGAGCCAGCCAATTGAGTTGCAATTTCTTTTACATCAGCAGTAAAGTTTAAGTTAGTATCGCTACGGCTATAATAGAAAGACTTGGCGTCTCTATCAAAATCAAAGCCAGTATTTAATCTTACATCAAATAGGTATAGTTTGTAAACTGCACCCTGTGTACCAATTGTACCAGAATCCCATTCAATTCCACGAATACGTGCAGTACCAACAACAGTTGCACTTGCTGGAGCCACACCAACAGAAGATGTGAATCTATTGTAAATTGTAATAGATGGCATACCAGTTGTTGAGTCGAAAGGTGGTAGCGAATTGATATTTGTTACATAAACAAAATTACCAACTGGAGTAGTTAGATACGTATCAGTCGTTTGATTGAAGTCACGTGCTTTATTAACAGTGACGTATTCGGTTGCAATTTTCTCTATCTCAAAACCTTGGATATATGCTTTTCCTGGCTCCATACCAACAGCCAACTTGGCTTCACTTCCACCACTTTCTGGTGAATAAATGCCACGATTGTATATTGGGTTCTCGTTATATTCCCAATTAATACCAGTTGAAGAAGCACCATCATATGATGTTCCACTAGTATGAGTTGGTGGAATATTAACAGAAGTTGCAGAATTGCTGGCGACGTAAGTGTTGCCACCATTGGTAACCACATCACCAATTAAATATGCTTTATTTTGAACCCATGCACCACGATTATTGTTGCGATGTTCACGAACATCAATAGCGAAAGGGCGAATTGTATAGTTACCAGACTCATCATATGTACGACGAGCCAATGTCTTTTCAATCTCAGCATATGCTGTTTGAGTTACTTCACGTTTGACCTGACCTTCAAAAGTAGATAGAAGTTCAATAAAGTCAACATCATTAACAGAATCTGGAGCAACTTTAGAAAGAATTAAATCAATAAAGTAGCGATGTGCACCTGGAGCAGCAAAGTTAAAGCTGTTTTGTGCGTTGTCTAAAAGACTTTCGTATCCAGTAGTTTCTGGAGTAATTTTACTTTCAATAACAGTAAGACCAACACGATAAGAAGGCTCGTTACTATATTTGTCAAGAACAATCGTTTGTTCTTCACAAAGAACAAAATAACCATTTACATAATATACACCACGTTGAACAGTTGCAGCTGATCCAACACCAGTTGCAGATGTAGTTTGTGCGGTAACAGTATAAGCATCATCAGAAGTAGTTAAAATTTCACCATCAGCAAAAACTTTGGTTGTGGTATCAGTACCAGAAGATGTATAACGAACATATAAAGTTGTTGGGTCTGCACCATCAGCATTCTCGATCGCGAGTACCTGAGCAGTCACTCCAGACGCACCGATAAGAGTTGCACCTGCAAGATCAGCAATAAAAGTTTCAGTTACGTCACCAGCTTGGTTAAATGCTTCCAACTTAACATAGTTAAATTTAGTGTCAAGAGAAATCTGACCTGGGATAACCATTGCTCCCTGTTTGAACACATGGTCGCCATGACGCTTAATTTGATTTTGGAGGATGGTCTGTAGCTGAGTTAATTCTCTGGCTTGCACAGCGTAACTTGGACGGAATAAAATTCGATAGAATTTATTATTCTCATCAAAGTCGTCATTATACGGTTCGGTATTGAAGTCTAACATTGTTTAGCTCTATCCTGTTTAATCTTTATTATTTATTAGAACTTAATAACAGTTCTAAGGGTAACTGTTTCATCAGCAGTTGGGGTGAATGCTTGTTTGTTATCAATAAACATTAAGTCACCAGAGTATTTATCTATCGTAGGTGGTGTGACCGCAGAAACTGTAAATAAATCGCCATCTTCATTGGCTAAGTTATTACCAGAAACCAACACATCATTATCTAAAGATTGCAGTAGTAATGATGCTCCAGTATTAGTAACAATTCTGAATCTCTTTGATTCACCAGACTTTGTAATAATTGTATCTGCTGGGAATAATGTAGTATTTGCAGTACCAGAAATAGCCCAGCATGCTGAGGCTAAAACCGAAGTCAGTGGGTTTGTATTCCCATATTGGCGTGGTGATTTAATAATACCCAACTGTCGATAGTCGTTGTTGACACCAAACCCTTGGTTTCTATCTTGAGATATATTACTAAAGAACATTAAAGTTCTTCCAAATAAGTTATTTAGTGCTTCTTTACCATAACCACCATATGGACCAATAATCGCACGTGCCCTTGCACCATAACCAGAACCAGTAATAGTAATATTCGCCCAACGATATCCAGAACCATAGTTTGTCATGTTAATCTTTTCAATTCTACCATTTGATAGAACCGCAGTCGCAGTCGCACCAGAACCATCACCAGTAATAGTGATGGTTGCCGCACCATAACCATATCCACCAGAAATAACTGGACAGTTCATAATACGTCCATCCACTGTCAACAGTTCAATATTTGCCTGTAGAGTATTAACGTCTCCAGGAGATAAATCTGCAACAACTTCGGCTCCAGTACCATCACCAGTTACGTTAAGATTGGCGTATGTGTAACCTTCACCTGGATCATCAACCTGAAGACCAATTAACTGACCAAAAAGACCTTCGAACAAGAAACGTGCTGTGCCATTTAATTGAGTTGATGTCGTATGGGTTGGTTCTGTTGTACTACTAGTTCCTGCTGTGGTGCAGGTATATAATCTATTACTATACCAAACTTTTAAACCAACAGTATATGCTGTACTTGCCTGCCATTGTTGACCGATAGTGTCTGAAGCAAAAATTGGTACAATTGATGCTTCAGTCTTCACTCCAGTAAAATAAGAAGTTGCACCAGTACCAGAATTACTTGAAATAGTAATGGTTGGATATGCTGAATATCCAGAACCATATTTAATGTTTGAGGATGCTGTAGCTGCAGTTCCAACATATGTTAGTGTTGCTGGGATTCCAAGATATAATAACGCAGCAGTTCCATTAGTTACAGTTCCAGTAGTATGAGTTGGAGTTGTTCCAGAAGAAGTTGTTCCAGCAGTAGTAACTTTATATAATCTATTAGAAACATATACTGTACTATTTAAAGTTAATGCAGTAGAAAACGCAAATAATGGCGAGTTAGTGGCAGTACCAGATAGATGAACTGGTGCAACTGAACCAGTATACCCAGCACCAGCAACAGTATATAATCTATTAGAGAAATAATATTGTTGTCCAATAGTGACATCAGTTACGGCAGTCCAAACATTACCGAATGTAATAGTCGGTGCAGTCACATAATCATACCCAGGATCTGTTAAAGTCACACGAATAATAGTACCATTCTCATTAATAACTGCAATACCAGCAGCAGCAGAACCACTTCCACCAGAGAAGTTTACTGTTGGTGGAGAACTATATCCACTACCGCCAGTAAGAATCTGAACATTTCTGATCATTCCATACAAAGTTACATCTGTAATAGTTTTAAATGTAGCATTACCATTACCCAATCCAGTTCCAGCTATAGCAGCAGTAAATACGCTACCAACACTATAAGTTACTCCACTGGTTGCTGCAATAGTATTCCACTGAGTATTTGTTGTAGTTCCAAGAGAAGCAATAGTATAAATTTTACCAATAGTAAATGAGCCAACATTAACTGTACTATTAGTGATAACAGCTTCACCAGTTGGAGTTGTCCCCACATATTCTAATGAAGAAGATCCATTTGCAACAATACCTTTACGATGCACTGGACCAACTGTACTAGTAACCCCAGCAACTGCAACTTTATACACGTTATTTTGGAAAGTCAGTTTTTGACCAACCAATACAGTTTGGGTTGACAACCATGTTGAAACCCCATCAAATGGAGGTGACACACTAACAGTGGCAGATGTATATCCAGAACCACCAGCACCAGTTGTATGGTTGGTTAGATAAAGTTCTTCTCCAGTTGCATATCCATCACCCTGAACGGTAATACTTCCAGAAGAGTAACCAGATCCAGCCTGATTAATACGAACTGTTTTTAAACTACCTGCAGAATAGAACTGATCACGTAGAGCAGTAACAACTGGCATATACGTATCAGTTAAAAATTTATTTCTTAAAGCGATTGGAATTGTATAAAGAAATTTCCAAATATATCCATCGCTAGTTTGAATAGCATCAACAGTAGTGCCAGTTGGTTTGACTGTTGATGGTGTATTATTGTCATTATCTAAACACTGATATACATTGAATTCATCAGTAACAACATAGAAAACTGCATCTTCTAATTTCTGTGTTCCAGAAGGAGCAACAGTAACTTTTGCTGCTGCCTGTGCAGTAGATCCACCTCCACCAACAATAGTGACAGATGGAGCAGATGTATACCCAGTTCCACGATGAGTCAATGAAATGTCGATAACCGCACCATCTAGAACAGTAGCTACTGCAGTTGCACCAGAACCATTACCATCATTATGATTAATATATTGTAAAGTGGCAGTACCATTTAGAACTGAACCACTAGTATGTGTTGGAGCAGTTGATCCAGTAATACCAGTATTTGTAACTACATAAATTTTATGATCTATAGTACCAGTTCTCAACATCTGTCCGTAAACATATGATGTGTTGGCAGTCCATGCCACAGAACCTTCTCTGCCGATATAAACATTAGGTGCAGAACCATATCCAAATCCACCATTGCTTAAATCAATACCCTGAACTTCAGTTGAATACTGATCATCAAACTGATCATATGTAGTTCCTGAAACCCAATTATTTCTAAGAACCACATATGCGATATCAGTTGGTTTAATTTCTTTTACTGTAATAATTTCATTACGAGTGTTTAGCTCATATGCATAACTATCAGTTGGGGTTGGTGGGGTTAACTCGTCTTCCCATGTCAATGTTCTACCCAAGAAATAATAGTATCTTGTGTATCGAGTGATAACCTCATTATATAAACCATCTGCAATACAATTATGCAGAGTGGTCTTCATTAAGGAAGACGATATAGTCATATTATTTTTCTTCTAATTAGCTTACTGTAACAACCCAAGTGATAGCGATAGAGTCGCCAGCTGCTTTGTTAACTACTGGGAAAGTAGTGCGACACATTAAAGTACCGCCACTGCTAGCATTTAAAATTCCAGCTTCTGTAATTGCACCAGTACCAGTACCAGCTGCAAAAGTTGCAGTTGCAGTAACAGTATTAGTAGAAGCAGTGAAAGCAGTAAGTGAAACACGACCAGCTTCAGTACCCAAAGCAGTATCACCAGCGATTGGTGTACCAGTACCAGTACCAATAGCCATGTGACTCATTACTGTTGATGCAGTACCTACCATACGGCTAGCGATATAGTTTTTACCAACTGTAACAACTAAGTTAGGTACTTTCTTTGCTTCTTTTAG